TCCCCTTCTCCCTACTAGGCAAGTCGTTCCACCTGTAGAATTTCTTGCTCGCCATGTGCCAAAACCACCCCTGATGTTCGTGTTGGTCTAGGGGAATCTTCGAGGCAACATATTCCGGTTTATATTTTTCGTTCATTAAATAAGTCTCTTTCTCCACTGTTTATATCTTCTAAGACTAACAAGAAGCTTGACCTTAATCATTTTTTTACAGAACGTAAGATATTCCCAAACAGTTATATCTATCGTTCCCCCGTAGCGTTTAGTTTTTATTTTCATTTTGCATTTCCTTTAGCGTTTCTTCATCTATTTCTTCTATTTGAAAGACCATGCTTTCCAAAAAATCATTCCAAGATTGTGCTACGCACACGACACTTTTCTCTTTCAGGTCATCA